GAAAGGGATCGCCTCCACCGGCAAGAGCTGACCACCGCCCAACTAGCGCTGATCCACGCCGAAGCCAACCGCAACCGCGAGGCCAAGCCGGAGCCCTACAGCCTCAGGGACTTTTGCTTCTGGGCAGACGTGGCCGAGAAGCCCCGCCCCCCAAGCGAGGCCGGCGCCGCCCTGCTGGAGCTGCTGGAGCGCAATCTCCTGCCGGGGTTCGTACTCGATGGCCCATGGCTGGCTGATTTGGAGGCCCAAGGCCGTGGCGTCAGCCCACCGCCGCGGCTGTGCTGGGCGGCCGAGGATGCGATCCTGCTGGCCCCCTACCGGGTGGACGCAAGCCACTGGGGCGGGCTCCTCGTGGCCCGAGCCAGCGCCGTGGGCCACGTGCGGGAATTTGCCTCGGAAACCGGGGAGGTGGTGGCCCTGCAAGTGCCGGCCGATGCGGTGCAAGGGCGGGCGCTTGCCGCTGCCAAGGCGGGGGCGGTGCTGGCCATGGTGAGCCGGGAAAACTCCGGGTAGAGAACCCACAACCTGGCCATGCCCTCCACGATTGACTACGCCGCCGCGCTGGACGTTCAGCACTTCATCGTCCCGATGCGGTTTGCGTCGGTGGTCCTGGAGGACGCCGGCATGGCTGCCGCAAACAACGGCGCGAGTCTTAGTACATGGCTAAACGCCGCCAACGCAATCAGCGGCACTGGCACCGTGACCACGAGCGGCGAGCGCTCCACCTTCCAGCTACTGGTAAACGGCGCAACCAAGACCATTACCAATGCGGCTCTCACGTCCAACGTGGTGACCTTGACCCTCTCAGCCGCCGCTGGCGTGGCCGTGGGCAAGAGCATCACCGTGGCGGCACTTCCTAGCCCCTTTGCAAGCTGCAATGGCACCTTTGTGGTCACGGCGGTCACCACCGTCTCCCCCTTCACCGTCAGCTACGCCCTGACCGGCACCAACATCACATCGGCCTCTGTTGCCGCTGGCACCGTGACCACGGGGATCTATCCCCTTGATGGCACGGGTGACCCGATCCAGCTTCTTAACGTCACCGGCGCCCCCCTGCAGACCCAGGCCGGCGACGAAAAGGTGATTACTCACGATCAGGTGGTGCGCGGCGCTTCGATTTCGGTTGGCATCTCCACCGATTCCACGATTGCCTTTAAGGGCATGACGGTGCATAAGTCCGTTGATCACAAGATCATGGAAGTCATGCGTCTTTTCGGTGTGGCTGAAAAGCTGGCCGTTAAGTATCTACGGGTCGGCCCCGGCGGAACCACTGAGAAGAAGCTCTGCTACGGCCGGATCTCCTCCAAGAGTGAGGAGGGTGATGCCGGGGCCCTGGTGAAGTACGGCGCCAGCTTGAATGTGCTGGGCAACGTTTACACCATCTTCGACAACAACTAATCGCGGTGGACATTGACGGTCAACTCCAAGTGGTGACCGCAGACAGCCGGCCGGGGCAGCGCCTATGGCGCATCTGTTCCGGCGGCTCCTGTCTGGTGAATCGCAACCTGGAGAGATTGATGGAGGCTTACCGGGCGCGTCTGATCAGCCAAGGGCGAGAGGTTGGGGACGAGTAGCCACAAAAAAGCCCAGGGACTCTTGGATCCCTGGGCTCGTGATGAAGCATCCCGCAGAAAGTGTAGGTCAGGACAGGGGCAAAGCACTGCGCCTTGCGGGCACAGTCATCAAGCCTTCCCGCCCCACTTGGTCCGCTGAAACCCCCGAACCGAATCCCGGCGCATCAAAACGTGAGCCCCACCGCCTACGGGGATCAAGCACGCGTGGCCTGGCATGTTTCGCAGGCCTCGGATGGTGTAGGTGCGGCCATCAGGCCCGCGCCAAAAATCCATGGGACGGAACTGATCGGCGCGAGGCGTGATGATCCCGGTAAAAACTCCCTTCATTCCACGGTCTCCGCGATGCCATTGCTATCCCCCGCAATCATCCGGCGGAGCGTGGCCAGTGCGACTGCATTGCTGCCGCCCTCTTTCACGCTTTCGCTGACCAAGGAGACCAGCAGCAAAACTCGCTGCCGCTCCAAGTCCTTGCCCTGCTGAATTGCCGCCTCTTGCCCGGCCTCGCACCGCCGGGCCGCATCGCCATAAGCCGCCTCCATGGCCACGGCGCAATCTTGCTTGACCGAATCCACCTCGGCCGCAATCTCGGCCACGGCGTCCATCTCCTGCTGCAAGGCGTCAAACCGCTTGCGCAGGCGCTCCAGGACCGCGCTCATGCCGCCTCCTGCAGGACCGAGATCCAAACTGTTCCCAGATCAAGTAGGGGAAGGATCCGATCCCTAAGGTCTTGGTTGGCAAGTCGGATGCACCCAAGCGTGGGGTGAAGCTCTTGCCGCGGATTCCAAGCCCCAGGCCAGCCGCAGGCACTGCCGCCGCCGTGGCACATGATCCCATCTCGATACGGCTTGCTGGTGGGCCCTTCCTGTCCCTCCAGGCCCTCAAGATCAATTGAGTACCAGCCATAAGCCCGGCGCTCTGGGGTGAAGTTGGCTGCAGGATCCTGCTCGTAGTCGCGGTAGACCTTGCCGGCCCGGTAGAGGCCCGGCGGGGTATCGGTGCCCGTGCGGTTCCATTCAGCCTCCTTCCCCTGCCCGCGGCACAGGCAGGGAATACGCCACAGCCGGCGCCCGTCATGGGTCCAGGCCGTGAGGGTTTCATTCACGTCGTTGGCGATCAGGTGGTGATCGCCGGCCTTGAGGGTGGGGCGAATTTTGGGGCCTACCATCCCTTCGGGCCATGTTGGCGGGCCATCAGAGGCGGGGCCGCCGGGGGGGCGCGGTGGCGTGGCGGTCGTGACAGGGGCAGTAGCCGCGCCCGCGAGGAACAGGGCCACCTCTGCCGCCCGGCGCCGCGCCAGGCCTTCCATGGTCTTGCTGCCGGCCTTGCTCCAGCGGGGCAGCTCGGCCTTCACCACAGCCGCAGGATCCTCGCCGGCCAGCAGTCGCCGCCGCAGGGTGGAGAATTTCAACGCTCGGCCTCCCACGTTGAACACGAACGAGATCAGGGCTGCCTGTCGCTTCGCGGTCCAGCCCCCGGCCATCGGCAGCAGCCGGAACACTTCGGCCGCAGCGCGGTTCAGGTCGGCCGTGAGCAGGCCTTCGGCGACCGCCTGGGAGATCGTGGCGCCGGCCACCACATCGGGCCCGGTGTGGCCATAACCGATCGTCCAGGGATCGCCGCCGCTGCCGGGATCGGGGTAGGCGGTGAGAACACAGCCCTCGAACTGCGCGACGATCTGCCGGGCCGGGGCGAGCCACTGGGGATTGGGGGGATTGGTGCTCATCAGAGGGGCCATTCAGTGACGACTTGCCAGCCCTCGCCCTGCAGCCGGGCCACCTCGGCGGCGACCTGTTCGGGGGCAACGTCAATCACAAGCGGCCGACCCTCCTGACCGGGCGGGGGGCTCAAGGGCTCCTCGCAGATCAGGCGGATCAGCCCGCAGGTCATCGCCGCATCCCTTGGCGAATCGCCCAAGCCGTGGCCGCCTTTTGGGCGTACCACGACTGGAGCAGGAGCTTCGCCATGTTGCGCAGCGTCTTGGCGTCGGTGATCTCGTCAAGGAGGCGGCTGTGCCGCTCAACCTCAAACGCCTGCGCAGGGGTCAGCTCCATCGGCGCGGGGGCCGCAGAGAGGAAACCGGCAGCAGGATCGGGGGCTGGCATGGCCTGAGGATAGCTATCCCAATCCCGACAGGCATGCGGCAGGGGTTGGCAGTCCGTGGCCGGGTTGGCGGGAAAACTGCCGCAGAGGATCCACCGCCGAACCGCCATGCCCCGAGGTCGCCGCACCAGTTACACCCGCGACAATCGCGGCCGGTTCGCCAGTTCGCCCGGTGGTGGGGGCCCCAAGCGGAGCACCCCAGCAACGCGGCGGGCTGCCATGCGGGCCGGCAACCGGCTGAACCGGGACAACGCGGGGCGGATCAGCGGAATCGGCCGGAATGGGGCCACGGTGCGCGGCGGGAGGCTGAAGACGGCCAAGGGGAACCGCAGGGCCACGCAGCTCGCCTTGATGAAGGCGGCTGGGTTCCGCTCGGGCACGATCGCCAAGGGCGGCCGAGGCATCAGTGGACCCGTGGCGCGGAGCCTGGCGGCAGCGCGGGCGGCTGGTGGGCGGAAAGCGGCAGGCCTCTCCCGTGCTCGCCCCGGGCAGGAACAGCGAGCCATGCAGCGTGTTGGCGGCGCCGGAACCGTCCTGCAGAGGCGGGACAACGCAGAGGCGCAGCGGGTTGCGGCAAGCGGTGGCCGC